ACAAAAAAATAAAAACGGAACGGAAATCCAAATCGTTGAGATGGGGATCGAGGGTGATGGAAACGATGCTATTCTTTCTCGATTTGGCCGGAGCGTTAAAAAGGTACATCGTCATTGGGAAGTGCGAGAGCATGATGGATTTACTTATCCAGGATATGCGGGTCTGGAAGTGACACCACCAACTTGGACTCCTAAAGGAGAAGGTAAGGTAATCCGTGTTGTTTATCCAATCGAATACAACGATGGGCAAGTAGAATTTTTTATTGCCGAGCGAGAAGATGTCAAAGCTAACTTATTAGCTCACATGTATAACAACTTGATGTGGGATAACAAAAAGGTTGAGAAAAAAGAAAAAATTAAAGAATTTGCTGAAGTGCATTCGCTTGATGAAATTCTAAACAGTAGTGAGATGCAAGAACTCGGGAAAATAAGTCCAGCTTGGAAAGAGCCACAAAGTAGAGAGTCAATGATTGTCCGAAAAATGAGAAATAGAATTGTTAAAAAGATTCCAAAGGATTTCTCCAACGCATACATTCAGTCGATTGTTGAATCTGTCGAAGATGATTTCCAAGCACGCCAACTAAAACGCAAGGAAGCAGAAATTATCGAGGAAATCGATCAAAATGCGAATACGGAAATCTTAGATCCTAAAACTGTTGAAAAAGATGATCGTCCGAAAAATGTAACTGAAGACGGCGAGATTCAGGAAGGTCAATTCACGGAGGAATCGGAGCAAACCAATTTCGACCTCGGAGAGGATGATCCGTATTGATTTCTATTAAAGTATTTGGGTCAGGAAGTAAGGGGAATGGCTATCTAATTGACGATGGCCATTCTCAGCTGATCATCGAGTGCGGTGTCCCATTCCAGCATTTGCAACAACAAATGGGACATGATTTTTCAAAGGTAGCAGGGGCGCTTATCACGCATGAACATCGAGATCATTGCATGTATATAAAGAAATTAATCGATGGAACTAGCGTTTCAGTTTTCGCTACAGAGGGAACGACTCAAGCTATGTTTGCCGATGAAAAACTCAAACTTAAGCAATATGATTCCTATCGCTTTAAACCACTCCTATACAAAGAAACTCAAAAAATTGGCACTTGGTATGTGACACCATTCGAGACCAAACATGATGTTGCTGAACCTTGCGGCTTTCTGATCGATAACACAGCCGGAGATAGATTGGTCTTCGTCACAGATTCCTATTACGTGAAGTATCGATTTCCGAATGTTACCCATATAATGATTGAAGCAAATTATTCAAAAGAAATCATTGATCAGAAAATGAATCGTGGTTTTGATATTAAGCGAAAAGAACGGCTGCTTGAAAGTCACTTCGATTTTGAGAGAACGTTGGATTTTATCAAAACAAACAAAAGTGATCGGCTCCAAGAAGTTTGGCTGCTGCATTTATCAGATGCAAATAGCCATGAACAAAAATTTAAAGAGGATACGCAAAAGCTTGTTGGCGTTCCTGTTTATATAGCTTAGGTGGTGAGAAAGAATGAACCATGGCTATGTAAAACTTTATAGGAAAGTGATGGATTCATTCGTTTGGACCAACCCTAACATGTATAAGTTGTGGTCCTTATGTCTAATGAAGGCATCACACGAAAACAGGAAATTTCTTTTTAATGGTAAAGAGATATGGCTGAACAGCGGTGAATTCGTCACAGGGCGCGACGCGATAACGTTTGAGATGAACCGAGGTGTCAAGAGTGAACATCAAGTGAACAGCGCTTCTGTATGGAGATGGCTCAAGAAATTCGAAAGCGAGCAAATGTTGAACATCAAATCAACTACGAAATACAGCGTCATATCAATAAATAATTGGGATGAATACCAAGGTAGTGAACAACAAGTGAACATCAAACGCACAACAAGTGAACAACAAGTGAACACAAACAAGAATGAAAAGAATGAAAAGAATGAAAAGAATGAAAAGAATAATAACATACATGATGAAAATTCACCGATGCAAGAAATCGTTCAAATCTATGAATCAATTTTCGGAATGATAAATTCATTTGTTTTCCAAAACTTAGAGCAGTGGTGTGAAGATCTATCACCAGAATTGGTCTTAGAAGCTTTGAAGCGATCTAAATCAGCTAACAATTTCAAATACACTGAGAACATTTTGAAAAACTGGGATAGCCGTGGTGTTAAGACAGTAACCGATGTTGAAAACATTGATGCAGAATTTAAACAACGAAAAGGCTCTTGGAAGAAGCCGACACGATCTGAACCTGTTCCCGAATGGTTAGATGATCCAGAAGGTTATAACGCTAAAAAAGAAGCTGAGCTGATGCAAAGAGCGAATGACGAACTGCCATTCTGAAAACGGAGGGAACTATGAACTATTTAGGTATAGTTGAACGATTAATTTCAGCCACAACTGATCAAGAGAATTTAATCAGTTTGAACTTCGCTAGGGAGGGATTAAAAGCTGAGAACGTAAATCAACTCCCAGAAGCAGAAGCACAAAAACGTTTTGTCTATTATTTAAGACCATTCTTTATTTTCCGCTTGTATCCAAGCGTTTATGAAACCGGCAAGTGGGTAAGACTTACTTTTGACGATTATTTAAGAGGGATAAATAAAGAACTTAATAGGACAGGGAAGGATTGAGCAAATGGAAATATTTTTTACAGTGCCAGGGGAACCAGTGCCGCAAGGGCGACCTAAATTCACTACGAAGCCGTTCGTTCGCGCGTATGATCCGCCAAAATCAGCAGCATATAAAAAGTTAGTGGCTGCTTATGCATCGAGAGTGAAACCTACTACTCCGTTAGAAGGAGATTTGTTCGTGAAAATCGATGTCTACAAAGGCTCGTTGAAGAGTTTCAGCAAAAAGAAGCTTGAACAGGCTGAAGCGAAATCTCTAAGACCCAGAACAAAGCCCGATGCAGACAACTACGCAAAAGGACCACTTGATGCATGCAAAGGAATTCTTTGGAAAGACGATGGTCAAGTCGTCGATTTGTTCGTCAGCAAGTACTATTCCAAGAACCCGAGAATTGAGATTCGTATTCAGGAAGTAGATTCAATACAAGAAACACTATTTTGAGGAGGAAAAATAAATGACATTAGAATTTAACGCAACAGTACGTGACAAAGGCTTAGGAAACGATGATAAAAAGAAAATCTTACTCGAGGTTCCGATCAGTGAGTTGAAAGGGAAAGTTGAAGAATTAACGCAGCTTACCAACAAAGCTGTCACGATCCAAATCATTCCTCAATATTATCGCTACACAGTTCCATTTGACAAAAGCACCAATGCACCAACACAAGAGTATGTTGTAAACAACGACGGAACAATCAACTTCGTTAAAAAAGAGCAAACGCAGCTGGAAGTTGACGATCAAGGGAATATCGATATTGAAAACCGTCCGTTTGAAGTCACAAAAGATATCGTTGATGAATTCATTCGTGCCGCAAGATCTCTTGAGTTTCCGGGAAATATTAATCCAAGAAGCGTATTAATTCGACTTGAAGACGGCGAGCCAGCCGAAGATGTAGCAGAAGACTACGAAATGTCCGCAATTACAATGCTTAATGAGCTTGAAAAAGCACGGGAGTATTACGCACCGTATGCTGCTGCATGGGATAAAAAGCGCAATGAAGTTACCTTTTTGGAAAAAGAACCTGAAACCGATGTTTCTGACGTTTCAGAAGAAGCTAGTGAGGATATTACAAGCGAAGTGAATAACGAATCGGAAACAGAAGAAAACCTCTCAGAAGTCGAATTAGACGTCAATAAAGAAATTCCCGGAATTGACGAAGAAGCTGACGGTGATTTACTAGGACAATCCGATCCTTATGGAAATGAACCACCGGAAGATGATGGAGAGGAAGATCCTTATTGACTCATGAAGATGACAAAATAATTATCTTACAAGATGCAAAATTCTACTGGAGCATTGGTAGGATCAACCAAGCAAAAGATCTCTTTGTTAAAGGGTTTAAGCCTAGCGAAGTGGCTCAAATTATGAATGAGAAATTGATTGATGTTGGTTTATTGTACCTTCACTTGTTGGAAAGTAACCAGATTAAGTAGGTGATCCTATGAAATGCAATCGATGTAAAGGCGAAAGGATTATTTGGGGAAAAGATATGTTTGGCCGGGCAGTAGCAATCAACTGTCCGGTCTGCAATAAAGATGGTGCTGCGGTTCGCAAAGAAACGAAGGAGTGGGGAAATGGACATTCTCGAAGTATTTTGGACAAACGTTGACTGGCACTTAAAAACTAAGGAAGTAATTTTGAGAAAAACTCACGAAATCGCAAGACAGAAAAGAGCTGGCATTCAATTACGGACTGTCGAAGATATTGCAAGATCTTTAAAAATCGATGATTATTCGATACTTTTTGAACAGGTTGAGAGTTAGTAATTGGAAGATATTACCAACTAGGAGGAGAGAATGCTCAAGTTAATCACGTTAGAGAAAATAGGTTTTAACAACTCTATAAAACTAAATGATCTTTTTGATTATGAAGAGGACTCGTGGATTGTACGAGCTATTTCTGGCAACCGTATTAAAGGTCGATATATTAATACTGGTGGTATTAAAGGATTTCAGCATGATCTAATCGAAGCAACTGTAGTAGCTCAAAAAATCGGGACGTTTGATAAAAATAACAGAGTTTCCAGTGAAACAGAAATCATAAGCACAGCTAAAATGGCTTCGATTAATTCTCTTTCGTCTTACGAAAAACGGCGCACTGTAAGGGTCGGGGATGTGTGCGAATTGGGAGACAATGAATTTTATATCGCAAGAGAAGTAACAGAAATCAAGTACAGCTTTGTTGATGTAGTAACCAAGTTAAAAGGTTATAGCGTGACTGAATTAACACCGCTAGAAATTAAAAAACTTAAAAATCAAAGACGATTAAACGAATTGGGTTGGTCAGTCTGTTAGTGACAGAAATAAAAAACTAGGAGGAATGAGGGCTGACATGGAACATCAGTTATATGAATGCGAAGTATGTAATCAAAAATCTTTAATGCATGTTGATGATGAAGGATCGCTAGGTGGACTTGGTATGTCTTGGGATCACTATATTTGTAAGGTCTGCCTAAGTGAAAAAGAGGTTACAAAAAAATGGAATACTAAAACCACAACGTGGGTAGAGCGTAAAGAATATGTTGTGCGTACAGATGAAGAAGCACGAGAACTTTATCGTTCTTTTAGTCGGCAATCCACCAAAATAACCAACTGAAAGGGGAAAATAAATGAAAAAAGAAAAAGTTCCGTTTTTTATAGCAAAAATCATTGAAAATGCAGGCGGTACAAGAAATGACAGGTCTATACAATAGTGGAACAGCAGGAACAAATTGAGCAGTTACAAGAACAGCTGCAGCATGAACAGATGAAATACAAAATTATTATTAATGATCCATTAGTACGAGATGTTATGGAAGCAGGGGGATGAAAATGATAAGTGAATGCGAAAGAATAATTCAAGAAAGCTTTTATAAACTAGGATATGCACAGGATCGTTTATCAAATCTAGGCATTCATGGTAGGGTGTTACGTTTCGAAATGAGTAAGGCGACGTTTGAAGCTTTAAAAAATAGAAGCCCAATTGATATAGATCCTTCGAGAGCAACCTTGTTCGGCAATAAGATTTTGATCAATGATGATTTACCTAGAGGTCAAGTCAATGTTTTGGGAGTTGAAGCATGACAGTTGCAGTGTTGGTAGCCGTGGCACTTTTTGCGACAGTGGTCGCAAGCGTGATTTTCGGTAAAGAATTAGATGAAAAGGAGAAACAAGCCATTGCCAAAGAAAAAATCGAAAGTAAAAAAGAAAAAGCGCAAGTTGCTAGAAAAAGCCAAGGCGAACGGAACATTGAATAAAAGGGTCCTTGGTAAGACCTTGAAGAGTTTGATCATTGATGAAGAACATCAACATGGCTCACATTTTGATAAATAAAAAAAGCCACTACCTTTTGGGTAAGTGACCTGTGACAAGACTATTTTACCATAAAGGGGTGGCGTTTGTGAGATTTCAATGGCTTAAAAACTACCAAGACTTAGAAGAACAAATACTCTTCATGAAATGGAATCTTAACAAGAGTAGGTTGGAATTAGATCGATGGGTCAACGGTGATTTAGCAAACGTGCGCCTTGAAAAGAATTCAAGATCATCATCGTTGGAAGAAAACATCAGGATCATAGAGAATGAATTAGAGCTGCTTGAAAAAGAAAAAACGGAGCTGATGGAATTAATCAATTCATTCAGTGGAGCAGATGTTCAAATTGTAAAATTAAAGTATATTGATGACATGGATGTTTATGATATAGCAGATGCTACAGGCTACAGCGTTTCTTATATAAGAAAGCGGCATACAGAGATTCGCAAGACATTATCATTCGTGGATGAGTATGAAGCACGGCGAGAGGAACGCTTGAAGAAGCAAGAAGAAATGGACTACTATTCAGCGGATCAAGATCAGTTGAGCTTGTTTTGACATTGCCACAAAATGCGACCTCAAAGCCTGTGTATATTTCTTGATTTAAACGGGTTATAGTAATAGCGTAGAAGAAACGGAGAGCCGGTTGTTGGACTACTCACACTAATCCAAATACCGAAAGGGGGCTAATGCCTTATCGCTTAATCTTCTTAACTTGAATAGAAAGACAGCACTTTAATTTGATGGAGGTGATCCCTCTTTTCAAAATTCGCTAGTGCTGTCTTTTTTAGTTGTTCACTTTCGTTCCTTTGTTAGGTATGATATTTATATCTGATAAAAGGAGAGTGTGAGAAAATGGAAAGCCCTAAAATATCTAATGCTTGGGAATTTATTAACCGTCAGTATAGTATCACGATTGATTATAAATGTGGTTATTGTGAGAGGGAAGTCAGCTCGGAGAAAGGTATGTTTGCGAATGGTTCCAATATGTTTGCAATGACTTGTCCATCTTGTGGTTGTGTATCCATGATTGAAAATGAAGAAGGTGGGTATCAAATGCCGGGAAGCGCATATGGCAGAAAGATTAAAAACCTACCAGAGATTGTTTCTTATTTGTACAAAGAAGCAAGAGATTGTTATAAAATACAAGCTTATACCGCAGTTATTTTGATTTCTAGAAAAGCATTAGCAAATGTAGCTATTTACTTTGGCGCTGAAGACGGTAATAAATTTACATATTATATTAATTTTTTAGTAGAGGAAGGGTATATTCCGAAAAGAAATAAAAAAGTAATTGACAAAATTCGAACAGAAGGGAATTCTGCAACACACAATAAAACATCAAAAAATTCTAAGGACGCAAAAGATATACTTAACTTGCTTGAAATGTTATTATTAATAAATTTTGAATATAATGATGAGCATCAAGATAGTAATGATCAAACACCTGATTAACCTCAGGTGTTTTTATTATGCCCAAAAGGAGAGGTGAGCATGAAGAAACCACAGGACTACAAAAAGAAATCAGTTCCAGAAAAGCAAGACGACTTCATTAAGATGCTAACTCATTTACGAGAAGAGAAGGACATGGATGCCATTTCTGATTCATTCTGGAAAGTCATTACCGCATACGGACTGAAGGTAGATGAACTTGCAGCGATGAACTATTACATGATGAAACGATCACTTGAGGCACCTGTCAACGCAACGTTTATAAAAGAACGTATGAACCTCGATGTTACACAGCTAGGAGTAGATGGAATCTTACAAGTGCAAAGAGCCTTGGTAAATGTTTACGTTGAGCAATTAGCCAAAGAACAATGATACCTGTTGTCAAAACCAAAGCAGATCGTGCTAGGTTTTATGGATCGACTAAGTGGAGAAATCTAAGACAGGCAATACTTGAGAGAGATCATTACGAATGCTTGTGGTGTAAAGCAGAAGGCAGACTGACTACACAGTATGATTCGATACTGGAAGTCGATCACATCAAAGAGTTAGAAACAAATCCAGAGCTGGCGTTTGATCCAGACAACCTAAGAACGTTATGCAAGGACTGTCACAACAAGCGACACGATCGAATGAACTATCGTGGGCAACCAAAGAAAAGAAAGTGGGATGATGAATTTGACATCTTATAACACACTAAAGGAATACGTTGAAGACGGAAGGTACACTATTATTGTCGCTCCAAGAAATAAATCTTTGATGACTAGAATTAAGGAATTATATCCTGAAGCAGTAGTAACAACCTCTAATGCTGATGGTATTGATGGTAAAAAACTATTGGTTGATAAATTGGCAGCGGATGGATTAGGTCTTAAGTCAGCATTGCTTAAGTACAAAATCGTAGATGTAGTTTACGAAAACTTCACTAAGCAATTCGTTGAAGGGGGCAATGTGACTGTTAACTTTTCTTCGAAGCTACATGAGGAATGGGAGAAGGCGTTTAATCAAATCAAACAAACTACTAGTGAAAGTTTAAGGAGTTCATTTATTGGATGTGCAGTAGGTATTCATGCTCATCCTTACAAAGAACAAGGTGGTGAAGACTACAACGATTATTGCCAGCAGTTTTTCGAAGGTGATGTTTGGAAACAAAAGCGACAGGATATCTTGGATTCGAATAAACCACTAAACAAAGAAGAAGTAAGCTTTGATTTAAACGGGAAAGTTCCAAAGCTTTACATCAAAGGCCAAGAGGTTGGGGTTGTATCAATGACGAACCACTATGTAACAAGCCATGCATGGGGTAAGGGAACCAATGTGGCTACATTTATTTATATGACTAATGATGATCCTAAACAGAAAGTATTATCTATTGATCGAGCCAATGGGGAGGTAATGAATCAATGAGTAAGGACGCAAGAGCAAACAAGAAAGAACTTGATCAGAATTTAATTGACAAAGCTATTGGTAATTTGCATCGGTTAAGATCAGCAGTAACCGAGGGAAGTATATCACTGGTTGATGGACGAGTCGAAGATACTTGGAACTTGTTGCGGTCTGATGAGCTTGTATGCAATGTACTATCAATTGGCATTGATTATGTAGACAATGTTTTCACAGAACAGAATCCCAAAAATGATTAGAAAATCAAACCAAAGTGGGGACAAACATACCCCCGGTCGAATTATTTCGGGGTCAAATCCCAATATAGGGAACCGGTGGGAGGGGTCGACTGTCCAAATTTATGACTAAAATTTTTTTGCTAGGGGGGTGAGAGCCTTTGAAGATGTCAGATTTAAAGAAACAGTTGCTGAGACAGATTGACGTAAACGATCAGATGGAACTTGAAAAAGTTGAGAGATACCTTGATTTAGTTAGGCTTTATCGGAAAATGGATAAAGCTGTTAAGCAATACGGACCAATTGTCGAAGGCTTTAACGGCACTCAAACGTATCTTAAAACTAACCCAGCAATCGCTCAAAAAGTTACGATTTCTCGTGCAATTATTGCTCTTGGTAAAGACCTTAACCTTGATGATTTGAACGGTAAAGTAGTCACTGATAATCAAGATGATTACGATGAGAGTGATCTAACATGATTCATCAAAAACATGTTGATTACTATATCGAACAATTCAAATCAGGGAAAATAAAGTTTAACAAAGAGCGAGCAGATTTAATTGAGTATTTAGAACGTGATGTTCTTAGTCGGGATGATGTTTACTTCGATGATGTGATGATTGATAAGTGCATTGCTTATGGTGAGAAATGGTATTTCCCAATGCAGCCATTCCAGAAGTTCTTAATCGCATTTATCTTTTTTTATTTCAAAAAGAATGACCGGAATGTCTACCGCAAGTTCCTTTGGATGTTTGGTCGTGGCGGTGGTAAAAACGGATTGTTATCAGTCGTGCTGAATTTCCTTCAGACTGAAATGCACGGAATCATGGACTACAACGTTTCGATCGTTGCCAATAGTGAGGATCAAGCGAAAACTTCATTCGAAGAGATTTACAATACAATCAAACGGAATAAGACGTTACAAAAAGCTTTCGAATATGGGAAGTCAGTGATCACCAGCAAAAAGACTGGAAGTAAAATAAAATTCCGTACTAGTAATGGCGATACAAAAGATGGATTGCGTGATGGAGCAGTAGCTTTTGATGAAATCCATCGATACGAATCGAACAAAGATGTAAAAGTCCATATTAGTGGGCTTGGTAAACGCCCGAACCCGAGGGAGTTTTATGTGGGTACTGACGGTTATGTTCGTGAGGGATTCTTGGACAACATGAAAGAAAAAGCGAAAAGAGTGTTGAACGGTTCAGTCCGTTTCAATGCTCTTTTTCCTTTCATCTGCAAACTTGATTCAGAAGACCAGGTCAATGATCCTGACAATTGGGAGTTGGCAAATCCTATGTTTCATCATCCGCTATCTGAGTATGCGGACAATCTTTACGAAACTGTTATGGAAGAATACGAGGATTTGGAAGACGATCCAAGCAACCGAGAAGAGTTCATGACTAAACGTATGAATTTGCCTGTCACAGACTTAGAACGATCAGTGGCTAGTCGAGAAGAGATTCTGGCAACAAACAGAGCATTCCCAACAAACCTAATCGGCAAACAAGCCATTGGCGGTTTAGACTATGCCAGTCTGCGTGATTTCGCCGCCTGTGGGCTTTTATTTCGTGATGGGGATGATTATGTATTCAAGACCCATTCGTTCGTTAGAAAGCAATTTGTGGACATTTATTACGGGTATTCACGAAAGGCTTCTGAAACTACAAAAGAAAAATTCGCACCGATAAGGGAATGGGAAGAAAAAGGATTGCTGACTGTCATAGATGGGCCAACAATCGATCCTAAGACAGTTGTTGGCTGGTTTGTTGAGCAACGGGAAAAATACGGCATAACGAAAATAGTAGCCGATAATTTCCGGATGGATTTATTGCGACCATTGTTTTTGGAGGAAGGATTTGAAATTGAAGTGATCAGAAATCCAACTGCTGCAGATAATTTACTAGCGCCAAGGATTGAAGATGCTTTCGCCAATAATCATATTATCTTTGGTGATAATCCATTGATGCGCTGGTACACAAACAATGTACTAGTGAAAACGAATGGCGACGGCAACAAATCATACAAGAAAAAAGAAGAGGTCCGTCGTAAGACAGACGGTTTCAAGGCTTTTGAATACTGTCTATGGCGTGCTGATGAAATCATTGACTACGACTATGATGTTGCCTTTGATATGTTGGATGAAATCGAATTTTAGAAAGCGAGTGATCTAATTGAAAATCGATTATAGAACTGGAAAAAAGATTGAAAAAGCATTGGGTTTCGAATTGAGGTACTTTCAAATGCAGTATTTGCTTGGTGAAACAATATTAAATAGTGATTATAGGCATCAAGGTAATTCGACAATCTTTGCTGTTAAGAAATTAATTTGCAAGGAGGGAGAATATGATTTAAACACTAGGGATGTTGGTCTGTTCATTGACTACGGGGGAGGTAGCTTTAGAATGCAAAAAATAATGCGTCCAATGATTAAAGAACTAAACCAAAAACTAATTTCAGCCGGATTCAAAACGTGTGCATTAGGAGAGTGATCACTATGTATAAACCTCAATACCTGAACGTGGAGAGAAAAACGAAAAACGTAATGGCTGGTAACACCGTTTATTTCACTAAAGTAACTACAACGCCTTTGGGTTACAAGAAGAAACCGCCTGAACAGGTCCAAAATAAATCAGGTAGGCGATTTGCCGGAAAGGGAAGGTGATCCATATATCTAATCCAATTGAAAGGTGGTGAAAATATTTGGGTATCTTAGATATATTTAAAAAGAACAATGAAATTGACTGGATGTTAGACTATGAATTTATTGATAACTTAGCGCAACGACCGTATTTAAAAACGATGGCAAAGAATACTGTTCTAGATTTTGTAGCTCGTACTATGTCAACGTTAGAAGTCAAATTCAAGAATAAAGATGATGTTGGAGAATGGAATTACATCTTGAATGTGCGCCCCAATTCGGACATATCAGCAGCAACCTTTTGGGAAAAGTTCTTCTATCGACTTTTAGATGAAAACGAAGTGTTGGTAATTTTTACTGATGATAATCAGATGTTGATTGCAGATGATTATTACCGTGAAGAGTATGCGGTATATGAGGATACTTTCTCTATGGTGTCAGTTAAAAACTACACTTTTAAGAAAGTATTCAAGATGTCGGAAGTAATTTTTCTACAATACAATAACGAAGAATTGGAGAAATTCACGAAAGGTTTATTTGATGATTATGCAGAACTTTTTGGCCGTATCTTAGAAATATCCATGCGAAATAATCAGATTCGAGCATCTGTTGGAATTGCCGCTACTGGTAGTTTGAACAGTGAAAAGGGAAAAGATGGAACAGATAAAAGTGAAAGGCTGCAAAATTTCATCAATAAAATTTATAAGTCATTTCGCACAAATTCGGTTGCAATTGTACCGAAGTTAAAGGGTTTTGAGTATGAAGAATATACAAATAAGCAGGGGGTGTCCAATCAATCGCTTGAAGAATTGAATAAAATGAAATCTTCTTTGATTGATGATATAGCCAACGCTGTAGGGGTTCCGACTTCACTCATCTATGGCGAAAAAGCTGAGCTTGATTCCAATATCAAGGCATTTCGCCAATTGTGTATAGCGCCATTAGTAAAAAAACTTCAAGATGAATTAATGGCTAAAATTCTTTCTCGCCAAGAGTACGCAGGAGGGAAGCGAATTGAGGTTACGAATGTCTTGCCAAAAGACATTTTGGAATATGCAACACAAATAGATAAGATTGTTTCTTCTGGAACATTCCTACGTGATGAAGTCCGAAATACACTTGGCTATGATCCGTTAGCAAACGGTGAAGGGCAAAAATTAATCATGACGAAAAACTATCAAATAGTATTAAAAGGAGGTGAAAATGAAAATGACGGTGAAAATTAAAATTAATGGTCCAATCATATCCAGTGATGACAAATGGTTTTATGATTGGTTCGAAATGGAAGCGACTTGTCCAAACGATGTTTTATCTAAACTTCCAGATAGTGGTGAAGATGTAGAAGTTACAATCAATTCTTATGGCGGTCTAGTTGACATGGGAAATGAGATCTATACTGCTCTACGTGCTTACAGTGGCAAAGTAACGGCTAACGTTGTGATGGCCGGAAGTGCTGCAAGTATTATTGCGATGGGTGCAAATCAAGTTGCGATTAGTCCTGTTGGGCAAATTATGATTCATAATGTGTCAATGGGTGCTGGCGGTGATTATCATGAAATGGAAAAAGCTAGCGAGATTTTACAAAAAGCCAATCATTCATTGGCAAATGCTTATGTAGCAAAAACAGGAAAAAGCAAAGAAGAAGTTCTAGCTTTGATGGAAAATGAAACTTGGCTAACCGCTGAAGAAGCTGTAGAGAATGGATTTGCTGATTCAATTATGTTTGAAAATGAAGAACGTCCACAATTGGTAGCTGATGGTGGTAGTGGATTGATTCCACAGAAACTTATTAATGAAGTCAAAAAGTTAAAAAATCAACAATCCCCAACAGTCCAAATGAACTTAAGCGATGAACAAGTTCAACGTATTGTAAACGAAGTAACTAGTAATCTGAAAAAAGATGCTGTAATAGAAACAGATTTTGAGGAACCGAGCAATGAATCACCATTTGCAAAGTTTCTTTTTTAATATAAAAAATAGGAGGTCATTGAGATGACAATTAAATTATCAAAGGATTTTGAAAATGCAAAAACTGCATGGATTCAAGCAGTACAAAATAATGAATCAACTGAAAAAGTTGGCGAACTGTATGGTGAGATGCTGGATCAAATGATTTCAGAAGCTAAAAAAGCTGGTGAAACAGCTGCGGAATCGTATGCTGCAGGAACTACCCGGGATGCTAAGTTAGCTGCTGAACAACGTAAATTCTTCAATGAAATCAATAAAGAAGTAGGATACAAAGAAGAAACGTTACTGCCGCAAGAAACCATTGACAATATTTTTGAGGATGTAGTTACAGAACATCCATTACTTTCAGCAATCGGACTGAAAAACGCTGGTCTGCGTCTCAAATTCTTAAAATCAGAAACAAGTGGAGTTGCGGTTTGGGGTAAAGTCTTTGATGAAATTAAAGGACAATTAGATGCTTCATTCAGTGACGAAGAAGCAATTCAAAACAAATTAACAGCTTTCGTTGTTGTCCCTAAAGATTTGACAAATTTTGGTCCAGCGTGGGTAGAATCATTTGTTCGGTTGCAGATTCAAGAAGCCTTTGCAGTAGCAATGGAATTGGCGTTCTTGTCTGGCACTGGTAAAGACCAACCTGTCGGGTTAAATCGTCAAGTTCAAAAAGATGTGGCGATTACTGGTGGGATCTATCCGGAGAAAACTCCAAGTGGCAAATTAACTTTTGCGGATTCAAAAACTACTGTTAAAGAACTTACAGAAATTTTTAAGTATCATTCCACGAAAGAAAATGGAAAATCAGTTGCAGTTGGCGGAAAAGTGGCTTTAGTAGTAAATCCAATCGATGCATGGGGAGTTAAAGCGCAATACACATTCTTAAATGCAAATGGTGTATATGTAACTGCTTTACCTTACAACTTGAGCATCATCGAATCTGTTGCTCAGGTAGCGAAAAAATCTGTATCATTTGTAGGCGAACGTTATGATGCGTATGCCGCTGGAGGAGTATCGATTAAAAAGTTTGATCAAACACTAGCTTTGGAAGACTTAGATCTATATGCAGCCAAAACCTTTGTTTACGGAAAAGCAAAAGATGATAAAGTTGCTGCAGTTTGGGAATTGGAAGTACCAACTGACACTGTTGACGGTGGCTCGGGGGAGTAATTTCCCCCACAGGAGTGACGTTGAATAAAACCACTGTCTCTCTTGTTGTCGGGGGAACCGAAACTTTGACTGCTACTGTTGACCCAGAAACGGCTACTGACAAATCAGTGACGTTTACAAGCTCAGATGCTGCAATAGCTACTGTTACGCCAAAACAAGGCAAAGTTACAGCTGTCAGCGCAGGAACGGCTACGATCACAGCAACAACAGCTAACGGATTGACTACGGAGTGTGAAGTGACTGTCACTGCAGAATAGGGAGGTGACAGTAAATGAATGAGCAGAGCTTTATTGATGAATTCAAGGAACGTTTTCGTATTTTTCATTCGTCCGAAGATGAAAGTATTGGCAAACAACTGGAAAGTGGGTTTGCCGATATCAAATCGATCATTGGAGAGTTCGATCCTACAAAGTATGAAAAGGGCAAAGAGTTGGTTTATGAGCGTACTCGTTATTTAAGAAACGAGGCCCTCGAATACTTTTATGACAACTTCCAAGTGATGATCATGGATGCTTCAATTGACTTGGTAGGTGATCAAGTTGCCGATTAAAACAAAATATGAAAGACCTGAAATTGTAGCCGGTGATCTAAATACGCCGGTTACTTTTTTTGAAGTAAAACCAAACGATGGACCTGAACCAGGTGAACAAGACAACAAGAAATTGTACTACTGTACCTGCTTAGTCTACAATCCTTCTTCTAAGGATAGGGATATTCTTAGCGGAAAAGGAACAAAAAAAGCTGTTACAATCAAGATTCGAGATCCATTCACAGATTATTTGCCAAACAATGCGCATAAAGTAGTCTTGGATGATTTTCGTTACAAAGATGATGTATGGGATATTGTAGATTTTGCTCCAGATGTTGAGAGTAACGATTTTCTTAAAATCATCTTGGGGGTGACTTCATGAGCGTTTCAGTTAAAGGCGTGGATGAGATACTAAAGAATCTCGAAGCTAAGCTTGGTCCCGCAAGAACCAATCGAATCGTAAATAAGTCGCTTAGAAACTATGGGAAAAAACTG